ATTATTATTATTATTATTGCTATTATATTTTAATTCATTTGATAAATGTGAATTTTTTGATATTTCATAATTAACATTATAATTTGTAATAACATATGATAACGAAAATTGTAAATTAATTAAAAATACAAAAATATATTTAATCATTATTATAATAATTATAATTAATTATTTAAGTTTTTCCCCAAATAAAATAAATCCAATTGTACCTATTGTAGCACCATAAAAAGAATATATTGTACTATTGTCTAAAAAATTATTTGAAAAAATAGTTGATAGTAATTTTATAGATAAACCATATTTATAATATTCATTATATAAATTTTTATAAAATCCAATATATGTTCCCATGAAAGAACCTGTAACAATATAAAAATATAAATTAAAAAAATTGGTTTTTTCTTTCATTAATTTAATAGTTATAAATATTAAATTAATATAAACATTTATTTCATTTTATCTCTGTTTAAATTACGTGTGTCAACAGCACCACGTAAAAATCCAATATCGTTAGACTCAACAAAATTAGCAGGATTAGCTACACTTTCTTCAACAGAAGGAATCAATGGTGTATGGCTATAAGGTATATAACTAACTTCAGTTTGTAAATTAGAAGATTTACGATTAGTATATGATTCACCTTGTAATAAATCACTTTCAAGATCAGCGTCTACTTTTCCTCTTCCTAAATAAGGGATAGTTAAATATGGTCTTTCTAAAAGAGATAATTTAGTATGTTCTCTTGTTATTTCTTTACCTATTAATAATTTGGAATTATTATCAATATTAGAACCTCCTAAATTTGTGTGATGTGTACCTTTATAGTTAATAGCTGGATGACTTGTAGCAAAAGCAATACTTTTAGACATTGTACTATCAGATAAAAAATGGTTAGTTAATAAATATTCACTACCTTTATTATTTTGTACATCTTCTTGACTTAATGTAGCTAAATCTGATCCCATTCTTCCCATATCATTAAATGTATAATCATTAAATGTTGCCATTATTATATATATATGATAAATATAATTTTTAATATTTAATAATTAATTATTACTAAACTAATAAATAGATTTAATAAACTGTTGTATGTTTTCTACTTGGTAAATTTCCGTAGCAAAAGTCAGCAAAACCCTTTTGATCATTAGGTATTATGGTATTTGCAGTACTATAAAAACTTCTCATTGAAGTATCAAATTGATATTGATCACCTAAATCATTGAATAGTTTAGATTTTAAATTATCAATGTCAGGGTTTAGTTTTTCAATAGTATTTTTAGTACTATTATTAATAATATCAGTATTTATTTTAGTATAAGAAGGTGGTGCTGGTTTTCTATTAGGTTTATCTAAAATGTCTGTAACTAATACATTACTTAATGGATTTTTGTCATTAACTTGTTCATATTGAACAACATCTTCACTGTTTCTAGATAATTTTTCTTTAATTTCACTAAATCCTTCTTTTTGCTTGTTTTTATTTACAAAAAACATAAATACAATTGCTAAAATGCAAAATAATCCAACAAATAATAATTTAATGTTGTTACTTAATGCAAAAATACCTAATGTTAAAACAAAAATTAATCTTGTTAAAGCATTCAATTTTCTAGCAAATTTATGTTCGTTTTCAGGCCAAAATTCATTTATATGTTCCTTATCAAATAATATTTTAGGATCGTATAACCAAAATGATGTCATATATACTATATATACATTAATATATAGTTTTTAATTTTTCAATTGTTCTTATTTTTTCTTCTTATTCTTTTTCTTTTTTTTATTATTGTTATTTTTATTAATAGATGATCTGTTTGGTTTATTTCCACTAGAATTATAAGTAGTAAATTCAAGCCAATCATCATTATATTTATTATCTTGTTTATCATTTTGTATTTCTTCATTTTTACTTTCATTTTTTTCTATATTATCATTTTGTTCTGGCATATTTTTTTGTTGCATCATAGCCATTAATATTTCTGCTTTTCGTTTTTCTTCTAATTTTTTTTTTAATCGTTGTCTTATTTGTGTAGATTTCATGTGTTGATTAAAAGCACCCTTGTTAAATTTCCCACTTTTGTTACCAGACATGCTTTTAAATAAATCACCCATACCACTCATACCACCCATACCTTTCATCATTTCTTCTAAATCTTTTCCACCCATAGATTTAAGAATATCTTCCATTTTATCCATTCCTGGTACGTTTTTCAATTTATCCATCATTTCACCTGCTTCACTAATCAAGTCTTTTTCATTTAATTCACCAGATTTCATTTTTTTGTCAATTTTACCGCTAATTTTACCAACGATTTCAGTTAATTTTTTAGGATTTTTAAATACTGTTTCAAACATATCTTCTTGTGAAGTCATATTTTCTAAATCAATATCTAATTCTTTAGCTGTCTCTTCAGCAATTTCATTAGCTAATCTACCTATTTTACCATCCATAATTGATGATAAATGAGAATGTAATTCATCAGCATTTGGTAAGAAATTTTCAAAATTATGTTCACCTGAAATATCCATTCTTACATTTTCATCATTACTTTCATTATTACTACGTGATTTGAACATTTCTTCAATTTGATCAATACAAGATTCTAATTTAGTTTTAAATTCATCAGTATTTATTCCTTCGAATAATTTAGCTGTATCACCAAAAGCTTCATTTTCATTAATATCGCCAACAATTGATAACAAAACTAATTGTAAATATTTCCAAATAGTATTTTTATGATTTTCATTTATATCTTCTAATCTCCATAATGCTGAGAAATTAACATTTGGTAATAAATATAAATCTTCTTCATTGTTAAATAGTTCTTCATTTTGATATAATATATTGAAAAAATGTACTGGATAAATTTCTTTACAAAATTTAACAATGTTATCAATTAATAAATTATTATTTTCATCATATAATTTTTTTAATTGATTTTCTATTTCAGGAAATGTATTTTGTAAATCGTTAATAAAATCTTGCAGTACTTGTTCTATATTTTGTTTATTATTTAAATCAGGTAAATTAGGTAAATCAGGTAAATCAGGAATATTAAATTCAGGAATATTATCATCATTTATGGAACTGTTTTCACTTTCACTTTCACTATCACTATTAACTTCTTCCCATTGTAGATTATTTTTAGATTCATGTAAATCATCATCATTATTTAATAAAGGTGTTTCAGCGTTAATTTCACTCATTACTTTTAAAATTAACAATTAAAATATATTTAAATATGATTTTAAATAAATATATTTTTAAAAATTATTTAAATTAAATTATTTCGAAATATGTTACAATTCTTCAATTATATAAATAGTTACTATTAACTGTGATATAAATTTGATAAAACTGATAAATTTTGAATATATTTTATACATATTTCTTTATCTTCAGCATTTGCTTTTTTAATAGGTTCTTTTATTCTATCAATACTATCAACAACAAATTTACTATCAGCTAAATTTCTACAATCATATGAGTAGTCTTTATTAAAAAAGAATTCAATATCACCACCCTCAATTTTATCATAATACATTTTATAAACATACCAGTACCAAACAACAATTAATAACTTAGGATTCATTTTTAATATAGAATTTGCAAAATTAATAAAAACTTTAATATCTACTTGATCTGATACCATTATTTCTAAATCTGATAAAAATTCATAAAATTGAGCTTTAAACGCTGACATATATTTCTTTTTATCTTCCATAATAATTATAATATATTATTATTAATATTTAAGTATTAATATTTAAGTATTATTATTATTATTTAACTATTATTATTTATAAAATTGATTTTTTATATATAAAAATAATTATAATAAATTTACAGTTAAAAAATGTTGTTATTAACAATAGAAAATTTAATAGATGGATTAGTTATTAAGAGACCATCAGCAACATGTAAAACCCCATATGTTGCTGATGTACAGTTAGATAATGAAAATAATGTAATGGCACATACAGCTGCTCTAGGTTGTTGTGGTCTTGCTGATAAAGATGCAAACGTTTTAATGATGCCAGTAGATAATAAAAAAAATGTATGTAAATATAAAATATTATTGTCAGTTGTGAAAGAAAGAGATTATACTGAATATATTGGTATTGATCCAAAATTAGCAGAATCAATTATTGATAAATGTTTACAATTAAATTGTATTTCTAGTTTACAAAACTTAAAATCATATAAACGTGAAGTTAAAATGTTAAATTCACGTTTTGATTTTGCTGGAATTGACGAAAATGATCAAGAATTTATTTTAGAAGTAAAAAATGTTCCTTTGGCTGATTACGTAGATTGTTATGCTAAAGAAAGAAAAAAACATGATACATCAAATTGTAATTATAATGAAAAAATATCTTATTTTCCAGATGGTTACAGAAAGAAACAAAAAGATACTGTTAGTCCAAGAGCACTAAAACATATTCGTGAATTAGAAGAAATAAAAAAAACAACAAATAAAAGAACTATATTATGTTATGTAATACAGCGCACTGATATTAGTAGTTTTCAACCTTCAGTAATTGATCCTATTTATCGTGAAGCAGTTATTCAAGCTCATAAAAGTGGAGTAGAAATAATGCCTATTGTTTGTAAATGGACACGTGAAGGAAAGTGTTATTTCGTTACAGATAAATTAAAATTAAATATATAAATATATAAATAGTATATAATATGGAAGTTAATAAGGCATGTTATAATTTTAAAAAAAATACACATGAACAAAGTTTATTAGATAATTCAGTTGATTCAACATATGTAATAACTTTAGTTAATAGCAAAAGAATTAAATCTGTGAATAAACAATTAGAAAAATATAAACTTACCAAAACTATTTATATTGTTGAAAATACTAGTTATAAAAATTGTAATAAAATATTACCCGAACAAAGTTCTTCATATGATTTAATTGATTGTTATTTACAAATATTTAAACATGCAGAAAAAGAAAATTATAATAATATTTTAATTTTAGAAGATGATTTTATTTTTTCTAATGAATTCAAATTACATGTTAAAAATATAAATGAATACATAAAAAATTTAAAAGATAGTAGTTTCATTTATTATCTGGGTTGTTTACCATGGTTAAAAATTAATAGTTTTTTTTCTAGTCATTCACGTATATTAGCATCTACTGGTACTCAATCATGTATATATTCAAAAAAAGCTAGAGAAAATATATTAAAGGATAATGTTAACTCAATGCTTGATTGGGATTTATATTTACAATTCAAATTATTAAATATTAATAGATACGTTTATGATAGACCATTATGTTATCAAACATTTCCTGAAACAGAAAATCAAAAAAATTGGCCAAACCCTTTAGGTCTTGGTAATTTATTCAAAGTTTTTTTGAAATTATTAGGGTTAGATGAAAATATAGAACCAGGTACTTCACTTATATATTTTATCTCTAATTTTACATTATCTATATTGTTTTTAATTTTTACATTTATTACATACATTTTATATAAATTATACAGTCTAATAAAAAATAATAGAATGAAAAAAAATTGGACAAAGTCAATTGGTAAATTAGTTTAATAAAAAAAAATTGAATTTCATATTCATTTTGTAATGAATATAAAAAAATAAATATGGAAGTACTTCGAGAACAATTATACGACGATTGGACATTTGTTGTTCCAAGATTTGAACAAAAGTATTGTATTGATACGTTTGATGACGGAAATGAAGATTTAGAAGACAAATATCATAATGAGTGGATAATATTTGGTGAATGGGAAGATAAAGTAGCTTTGTTTAATGATCAAGAACCTACAGTAATATTGAAATCTATTAGTGCGTGGAAAATAAGACTTATGTAAAAAAAAAAAAGATTTATATGTTTTTTAATTTAATAATATAGTAAATATGATTTATATTATTAAAATTATTAAAATTATACACTGGGTAAAGGTGCTAAGCATAATTTAATTTCACCTAATGATGCTACATTATATTTAACAACTAAAGGTAAATCATTTTCTAAATACATTTCTATTTGATTACAAAGATTAGTACATTTAATAAAATAACCAAGATTCTTAAGTGAAAATTCACCTTGAATAATTTGTGAAGCATCTTGCTTCATTAAGAATTTCATACTTTCATCTGTTTCCATTCTGTGAATTTCTGCACTAGCAAATTGTCCAGAACATTTGAATATTAATTCATTGCCAACAGATTTTATTTCTAATTTATCTGAAATACAACTTAAGTCACGAATAATTTTTTGGAAATCATTGGAAGGAAGATTAATTACAGAAGAAAATTTAACATCAGGAACAGTTAATTCTTCACTGTCAGGTTCAATAAGACGAAGTTTTTGTGTTTTACATTGTTTAATATCACCATTTTCAAATTTAAGTCCCAAATAAGAAACTACACCATCAGAAAAATCACCATCTTCAATATATATAGTTAAAGTATCATCATTATCAATAGTATTAATTAATTTGAATAAATGAAACATATTTACACCAATGATAATTTTTTCTTTTTTACATTCGTAATGTTCAAAATTATCAGCATGTAAAAACAAGTGTGCTAAAATAGTATGAGATTTATCCATATTAATTATTCGCATACCATCTTTTTGAAATGTAATATTTGTTTCTAATAAAATGTCCTTTAATGCTGTCATTAAAATTCTAAAAGGAGCAATTTGTACAGTTTTAATTGTTAACACATTATTTGAATATTCACTACTCATTTAAGATATTAACGCGTTATTTCTTTAAATAAAAGAATAATTAATTTGATAATTTAATAATATTTATATAATTTATAAATAATGTCACGTCCTTTAAATATCAATTCAACAAATAGTTTGATTACAATTAATGATAATTATGTAAAAAATTCAAAAAATTTAGAAAATTCAACATATAGTGCAATTCGTACTAATGATACTCCTTTATCTAATGGCGAAACAGAATATAATCATGATCACTATATTGGTCCAACAAGAAGAGCTCGTCCTATGAAACATTATCGTAGAAGATTAAATCCTAATAATCCTAGTGTAAGTGCTAAACCTAAATTGGATGATGTTATAATCCCAACAAGTCATGTATCTCGTAATGATAATAGTTTTTTGTTGGAAAATAATACATTATTTAAAAGACATATTATTATTAAGAATAATGAAACACTAAAAGTAGCTAAATGTAAAGAATATAGTTTATTGTAAATTGTTTAAAAATAAAAAAATATTTAATATAATGGAAGTATTTGATTATATTAAACCTTTATTTATAATGATAAAATATAGTGATAATGATAATAAAATTAATATGGATATAATAAGATATATAAGTTCATATATAATTGATGATATTAAAGATAAAATAAATAAAGATTTTCTACATGAAAGAATATCTTCATTTTTATCAAACCATAATAATGAGTGTGATATATATTGTAATATAAATAATATGAGACCTACTTTTTGTATTCATAGTAAATCATTTCCATATTCAAAAAATATTAATAAAGAAAAATTAAAAGCCTACATATTAAAAAAATATAATAAATTATATTTTTCACATTATTGTTGTAGTATTGATATTGGAATGAATTTTAATTTATACCATGAACCAGAATTTAATATGTTATCTTATGGTTAGTTAATTTACACAATGAGGTTTAAATAAGCAAGGAATACTATTTATATCATTTATATTATTAAATATACTAGGGTCTTGTACATCACGTGTTTTTGTCCATATTTTAATTATACAAAAGTTTTTTTTAGGACTAATTGTCAAACCATTTAAACATATTTTTTTGTTATCTGTAATTGTTTCTCCTATTATTGAATAAAACATATTTTTCCAAATTTCTACTACACTTTTATTCATGACTTTATATGAAAATGATCCACCATTTTTATTTTCATCATCTTCCCATAATGGTTTAATTCCATCTCTCATTAGAAACATCATACAATTTTGTACCATTTTTTCAGGAATAGTTTCAGATAAAGCAATAGCTTCTTCTACAGAATCAAAAGTATATATTATTTTATAACTAGCCATAGTCCAATCTGTATCATGTGGTAAATGAGCCCATAAACTCCATTTATTATTTAGTTTGTGAAAATTTTTTTCCATGATTACGTTGTCTTTTAGCATAGGTTATAAATGTTTATCAATTTTATATTTAAATATTATTCTAATAATTAATTAATTGTTTATTTATTAAGTCAATAATATTATTAATAATAATGTAATATATTTTATTTATTATTAATTTTTTATTTTATTATAGTATACACTAAATGATTAATATACCTCCAATAATTTTAAATGAATTCTTTTATCCGTTTTTAAAACAAGAATATACTCCAATTTTAATTTATTTCTTTTTTACACTTTTTACTCATCCTTTTCAAACAATAATTCTTCCTGAATTATATTCAAAACTATTTTCATCTATAAAAAAATCGTCAAATAGTGGTTTGATGTCTTTTGAATCAATATTTAAAATATTTGGTGAAAATCCTTCCGCTTATATTTTACGAATTATTGTTGTTTTTTTATTATTACAAGTAGCATTTTTTTTAAAATCATGGTCAGAATCACTATTTATACCAAAATTTCTAGAATTTTCTCGAACAAAAATATTTAAAAAAACACTGGAACGACATTCTGATGATTATGAAGAATTAGGTTCTGGTGAATTTATTACACGTATGATGGAAGTATCACGTTATATGAGTCATTTATTCAATTGGGGATTTTCAGAAGTAATTCCAACATTTTTGGCAATAATTTTAATGATAGGTTATTTTTTTACAATTGATAAAACAGTATTTTCACTTTTATTATTTAATTTAATATTTGTTTTTGCTGTATATACTGTATGTGGTTGCTATTTGTTAGATGTATCAAAAAAACGAGAAGAAGAATATTATAATTTGAGTAAATCATTAAATGATAGCATAAACAATTTAATGAATATTTATTTGAATAATAGTGAAGGTAATGAAAAAAAAAATAATATAGAAAAAAATAAAAATTTAAGTGATGCTTATTCTACTCACAAATTTACAGAAGGAATATTAGTTTTTGCAACACTAATAATGACATACAGTATGTATGGCCTATCATTAATATATTTATATAATGAATATGTTAAAAAAAATATATCAGCATCAAAATTTATAGCTGTTGTGCTACTTTTAGGTAATTATAATCAGTATATGTATACTGTTATTAATGACATTTCTAATGCTTGTTTTACATTATTGGGTATGATTGAAGCATCAATGCCATTTATAAATAACTTATTTAATTATACTAGTAAACGAACTAAAAATACAGGAATAACAAAAGGTAATATTCATTTTAAAGATATAACATATTCATATAAGGGTCAAGATAATATATTATTTGAAAATTTTTATTTATCAATTAAGGGTGGTGAAAAAGTAGCATTATTAGGTCCTTCGGGAAGTGGTAAAACATCTTTAATGAAATTATTAGTATCAATGTATAAACCACAAAAAGGAGAAATACTAATAGATGGTAATAATATTGCATTAATGCAACAAGAATATATTCGCAAAAATATAATATATGTAAACCAACGCACTACTTTATTTGATATGAATATAATAGATAATATTGCGTATGGTAATGATCATATTGATAAACGTATAATACCAAAACTATTAAGAGACTATAATTTAAATACAGTTTTTAATGAATTAGAAGAAGGTATTAATAGTAAGGCTGGAATAAATGGAAGCAATTTATCTGGTGGTATGCAAAAAGTTGTTATTTTAATGCGTGGTGTATTAAAACAAGGTAAAATATTTATATTTGATGAACCACTAGCAGGTTTAGATGCTTTCACTAGAGAAAAATCTATTAAATTAATTGTTAATATGACAAAAGGTAAAACTTTATTAGTTGTTACTCACGACAAAGAAATATTGCCATTTATGGATCGTGTTATAAATATGAAAAAATTAAAATAAAAAATAGTTATTTATATTTAAAATTGAATTTAAAAATAAATAATTATATCATATAAGAATAACTATAATGAGTGAAAAAGAACCAGAAAATGAGATATTTGAAGATGGAGATGAAGCTGACTCACAAAATGATTCAATTAATGATGATGATTTATCAGTTAACACAGAATTAAATGATGAATTAGATGATGAAGAGGATATGGAAGATTTAGATTTAAATCCTGAAGAAGAAAATTATGAAGATGATGAAAATGAACCGCAAGTAATTGATGTAAATTATAATGGAGAAAATGATGATGACATTGATGATGATTTTGATGATGATGATGATTATGAAGGTAAATTTCAAAAATTTGAAAATATAAATATTGATAATTATATTAATAAAAATTATTTACATTTGAAAGAAAATAATATTGAAGAAATAAAAGTTCTTAGTAAAGTAATACGTGATAAAGATAATAATATTATAGATGATTTACATAAAACATTACCAATATTAACAAAATATGAAAAAGCCAGAATAATTGGTGTTCGTGCTAGCCAAATTAATAGTGGAGCTAAAGTTTTAGTTAAAACACACAAATCAACATTTGATGGTTATATAATTGCAGAACAAGAATTACATGAAAATAAAATACCATTTATAATTAAACGTCCGTTACCAACAGGAAAATGTGAATATTGGAAAATACAAGATTTAGAAATAATTTAAAATAAAAAAAATAATAAATATTTTCATTTTTTTTATTATAATATTCATTTAATAACTATTTATAATATTTTTAATTTTATGTGTATCGTCAAGTGATATTCCATTATATAAACTAATACGTAATTGTTCTTGTAAATTAAATTTCTTCCAATCAAATGGTGTTTTAGTTCTCAATCCTATAAGATTATTTGTGTAACAATGATATAAGAAATCATTCATATTATCAACAGTAAAAGGTATATTCATATAACTACGTTCCATTTTATTTGTTACACTAATATTAATATCTTTATGATTATCAATACAATTATATATTATTGAAGCTTTTTCTTTATTAATTTTATCAATATTTACAATATTTTCATATTCTTTAATATAATTTTTAAACACTAAGTTAATTAAATATATATTAAAAATTGGAGGTGTGTTATATAATGAATCTGTTTCATAATATAGTTTCCAATCTAATACGCAAGGAATATTGTTATTTTTTAAATATAATTTTTTTATAATATCATCTCTAATAATTAATAAAGTTGTACCTGCTGTGCCTAAATTTTTTGAACTACATGCAAAAGCTACATCAATTTTATTCCAATCAACTATTTTTGTTCCAAAATCACTGGACATATCAACAACTAATTTACTATCACCCAATATATCTCTAGATGGTAGAGGTGTTCTATCTTCACTGTATTCTAAACCATTAACTGTTTCATTACTACATAAATAAACATAAGAATGATTTGTTAAATTATTTATTATTGGTAGTGAATTAAACTGTAATGAATTTTTATTATTACACGAATAAGTTGTCGTAACATTTGTAAATTTTTTCGCTTCTTTTTCAGCTCTTTCAGACCATGTACCAGATACAATATAATGTGCTGATTTATTGTTAAAAATATTATTTAAATTTAATGGAATAGCAGAAAATTGTCCATGTCCACCACCTTGTGTCCATATAAGTGAAAAATTATCAGGAATTTTCATAAATTTTCTAATATTACTTTCTGCTTCATTTTTAATTAAGTCAAATTCTGGTGATCTATGTGAAATCTCTAAAGATGTTATACCATGATTATTAGTTTTCAAATCTTTTTTAATTTTATTTAATACATTAGAATTAATTGGAGCAGGACCAGGTGAAACATTAAATATTTTTTTGCTAGAATTATACTTAGATAATGTGTAACCTTCGAATGTTTTTTTATTTAAATGCTTAAATAGCATATTTTATTATATAAAGAAATTTTTATTATAATAAAATTATTTAATCTTCTATATTACCGTTTTCTCCTTCACCTTCTTCACCATGATATTCACTTAAATCATTATTTTCGTTCATTTCTAAACCAATGAATTGTTGTCTTTCTTCATCTTGTACTCTTGCGTCATAAACATATAAACTCTTATCTAAACCTCTACCCCATTTACCTAGCTTATGTTTTTTTAAAAGATTATCAACTTTTAATTCCTCCTCTTCTTTACCCTTTAATTTTTTAGTAAGATCATCTTTTTCTTTTTCTTTAGAACGTAATGTTTTTTTTGTTATATCATTATAACTAACATTAAAATTATCATATTTTGTATTTAACATATCTAATAAATCAATTACAAATATTCTACAATCATATTTAATTGTTTCATCATATATATTTTCTAAATTATCAACTAATTTGTTAATTATAAAGAATAATAAATATATTTTAATGTTAAGATCTAAATAATTCAATGATAATGGCATTTTAAAAGAATTAATATATGAAATGTACATTGAAATGTCACTATTTATTAAATAGAAAAAATCTTCATTGATTTTAATAGAGTCGTATTTTGTTAGATTAGTTGTATGATATTTATTCAATGTTAAAATATCATTTTTTGATAAATTCCAATGTTTTGGTACTTTAAATTTTTTATGATTATCACGATTAATGTTTATTTTTTCTTTGAATAAATGTAATATGTTATTAATAGCATTAATATTTTCTATTTTGTTAGTTAATTTTTTATCACTGTGAAGTAAAAATAATTTACTTAATTTATTTAAAAATAATACATGTTTGGGATTTGATTTATTTTTTCGTTTGGTTTTTTGATTAATATTAACATCTATTTTTGCAACAATATTATCTTTAAAAAGATTGATTTCTTCGTATAAATAATTTTCAAATTTAGTTATTAATGTCTTATATACAGTATTATTATGTTGGTTACATTTAACATCTTTATCTATTGTTATATTTTTTAATTTACTTAAAAATTCTTTAAATTTTTCATCATTGTATTTTTGTAATTCTTCTTCACTTATTTGACTATATAAATCACAATATGAAAATTGTTTTATTTCTTCAGTTTTAATTATGTTTTTTTCATAAATATAGTTTAAGTTAATATTTTCTTTATTATTGTTTTCATTTTCATTATCATCATCAATAATAATATTATCTCTATAAATTTCAACTGCTTCATTTATTAAATGTTCCTCTTGATGATAATATAATTTTGGAAATTCAGTTCGAGTATTAATATTTGACATAAAAGTTTTTGTTTTATTATTTTTTCTTACATTATCAAGTAAATTATTTAAATTGGTAGAATGTTCAATATACATTTCATATTGCTTTGATTTATTTTTAAAATATTCATTAACATTAATTTCTTTTGAAAAACAACAAGAATTTTCTGTAAATATATTGCCAAGTTTATAGTGTAAATCTTCTTTAGATACAATATTATTACATTCATTCAATATATGATAACCTAATGAAATAATTTTACTTTTAACAATATGTACATTATCTAAGTTCATCATATCATTTTCAAATTTTATAGATAAAGAATTATAAATAGGTAATTCAATTTCTGTTTGAAAAGGTAAAAAAGATTTCATTTTTTCGTTATTGTAAACATTTTGATTTTGAATAATTTGTTTTTTTTGTTCTTGAATAAAATCATTAATATTACTTTTAAAAATAGTTCTTAACATACGATCAATATATGATTTTAAGTTTTTAACAATTTCACTATTATCCATGTCATCAAATTCTTTATTAATTTTGAAATTTTTTATAATACAGGTTACAAATATTAATGTTTTCAAATCTTTTTCATCATATAAAGGATAACCTTTAATATATGTTTTACATGAGCCATGGTATCCTACTAATTTCAAATCATTAACATTTAATTGTAATCCAATAACTATAACACAAATACATATTACTAATTGTGCCATATCTGGATTTGTTTTTAAATTAGGATTAGAGTCATAGAAATAAAGAGCTTTTGTTACCAATTCTAATTTATTATCGAATATACAATTAATTTCATTTTCAAATTTTGAAATAGTATTATAAATAAAATTTGCTTCTTCACGTTTAAATTTTAATAATGAATTATTTTTAATATCGCTTTCATATTCTATTTTAGAAATATATTCATCAAAAATTAAATCTTCATCTTGATATTCTAAATCATTACTATTTTCATCTATTAGTACTTCACTTTTTGTATTTATTTTAAATCCTTTTTCATCATAGCCTTCATCAGTACTATAATCTATATTACATATTTTATATCCACTATATTCATCAACCCAATAACTACCATCATCACTAAGTTCACCTTGTGTAGCCTTTATATTTTCTATTTCTTTTACATAACTACCACCACTTACAAATGTGTCTGCTAATTTGTAAATAAATAATGGTAATATAGCTTGATTAGTTTCTTTACAATATAACATATATTCATTTTCAATTTCATCTTTATTATTTATTAATGGTTTCCTTAGAAACTTTGTAACGAAAGTTATTATTGCTTCCTGTTTTTCTGTAAAATTTTCTATTGCTAATATCGATTCTTTCATTTTAATTACAGGACTTTTATTTTCTAATTCTTCAAAATTGTAAAAATCTGAAATACGTTGACTATATTCTGAATATTTATATAATTTGTCTAATTTTAATTTCATTTTTTTTTTATATATATTTGCCTTTTCTGCTACCATTAATTTTAATTCTGTTTCTTTTTTTGCATATACATGTTTAAATTCATTTATCATATTATCAATAATTTTTTTATTAATTTTTTGTCTTTTTTCTACAGTATTTTCACATGTACCATCTGTATCATCATTTTCTATTTCACTACAATCTAATGTTTGTTTACATATATCACCACTCAATAATAAATAATTTTCTTTATTTTTTTCAGTACTTTCTTCATCAAAAACCCATTTATTATTAATGCGTCTATATAATGAATAGTCTACTAATTCATCATCATAAGTTTCTAGTATAGCAAAATCTCCTTCTCTCACCTTTTTCTTTCCTAGAATAATATCAATTGTCATTAATTCTGCATCTTCATCATTCAAGTTATATACTTCTTTCAATTTGTTTTTAAGAAATTCTTTAAATTGAACTTCTGTCATTGTTTTTTTCTCATCTTGATAAACATTAATAGCATCATAATATGTATTGTCATAATGTTCATCGTAAAATATATCGGTTTCATTATCATTAGCAATTTCTTCTTCTTTTTTGTATTTTTTTGATATATTAATGTCAATTTCACATTTCTCTCTAATATCTGTATTTGATTTGTTATTATTGTTTACTAATGAATTATTTAGATATGATTTATAATTTTCCATCATTGTTTCAAAATTATCATTAGAGAGATTAACATTTCCAAATGCAATAACTGTTGTTAAAAAATCTTGATTATCAATATTTAATAAATGATTAATCAAACTACTATTGTTATTTTCTATTAATAAACTAGTATTTTCTTCTTTTCTTAAATATGTTTCTTCTAATAATCCTTCTAATAATTTATTTTCTTCTTCACTTGCTTTTCTATTAGAAAATAATAAGTTAAAAAATATTTTATTTATTTCTTTTGTATTTAATACATCAATACTTCTTTCTAATGTATTATATGTTTTTCTCATTTTGTTAATATGTGTAAAAAATTCTCTACGTTGTTCATAAATAATATTCTTTATACTTACGTAAGCATCATAATCAATATTATCGCTGTAAATATTAAATTTATCTAATTTGTTTATAAAATTTTTAACACTTAAATGATTATCTCTATAATTAAAATAAGATTTATTAAATAAAATAATTTCATTAATATTGGGAAAACTTTTTAATAAATTATTAACATCACTGAAGTCTTTTGTTGTATAATGTGTTAAAGTATTAAAATCTTTTAAATTAAAGTTGTTAATATTTTTATTATTTTTAGCTTTTTCTAGAAAAACTTTAAACATGTGTTTTTTTAAATTATTACTATTAATTTTTGTTATAATATTATTTTCATTATGTAAAATAGATTGAATATTAAAAAAATATTTTGGTAAAGTAACAAAACTATTAAATATTATATCATCGTCTTTCAAAAATTTATGAGTATAATTATTAATATTTTTACCATTTGGATTGGATTTTAATTTTAACCCAATAGTTGTTAAATTATTATCATTATTACATACAGCGTTCAAATCATGATCTATTTCATAAAGTGTAAAATTATTATCTAATAAATTATTATTTTCAATAGGATTTAAAGTTTTATTCATTGAAGTTAAAAATTTTTTTTCATTTGTTAATAAATAATTTGAAGAATCATTTTTATAATTTTCAATATCTTCTAATATATTACTATTTACAAATTCAATATTATCATCTTCTTGATATATTTTTCTTTTAAAAGAAGCACCATAATATAACCATGATGGTGGTTTATTATTTAAAATATTATGATGTAATGGTTTTTCATTTGATAAATAATTTATATTTTCAATATTACCGTTTTCATTCATATTTGAGAATATTTCTCTCATTTTTATAAAATTAAAAATTATTTTTTCAACATTTTTTTTTACTTTTGGTGTTCTTTCTTTTACTTTAATATTTGATAAAATATCATTTGCTAAATCTTCTATTTGTAATTGTATACCGTATCGTTTTTCACTTTCATCTACTTTTTCAGCTACTTCAATAAAACCTAAATCATTTCCTAATTCATTATTCTCTAGTTCTTCTTGAAATTCAATATTATTATTTTCTATGTTTTCACTAGCATAAGACAAATTTTTATCTACATTTTCATCAACCTCTTCTTCATTAACTTCTTCTTCACCATCATTATCTTCATCTTTAGGTTCAATATTTTCATCTTTAGCTTCATTATTATTTGGTTCTTCGTTTTTATTTTGTCTATTATCTAATTCTATCTCATCATCACGTATAACACCATAATTATTATCTGTAATAATAGGTTTATCACGTAATTCTATTTTTTCAATATTAAATTCAGGTTTAATTCCTGAATATTCAAAATCAATATAAATATATTTTTTTTCAGGATGTGTTTTAATTTCAATCATATCTTCATCATGACTCATTATTTCACCTGTTAATATAATAGGTAAATCACCATTAAAATGTATATTAATCCATTGACCAACAATTAAATTATTTTGATTAACAAACCCTTTTTTTTCTGCATGTTCTAATATAATTATTTGTTTTATTGATTTATCTGCGACTGTTCCATTTTCTAAATTAATACGTTCTTTCTGTGTTTCATTTAATATTTCAAAATAATTATTATCAATATATGTAATAATGTATTCATTATTATGGAATTTTTCATTTGTTGGTGAAATAAATTTTATAATATCGCCGAGTTTCAGTGACATTTGATTATTCATATTTTACTATACCATATCTCTAGAAATTTATTTAAAAAAATAAATTTAACTAGAAAATATTATTTTAAAATAAAAAAAAATCGATTTAATTTATAGATAATTATAAGAGATAAAAATTAGCTATGACACAAGTTTGTAATATATCTCCTTCTAATTTTGTGAATTATAACAAGGATAATGACCTTGTTAAAATTTATAAAATTAGAAATAATGATGATGTAATTTATACACAAATTAAATATGTGAAAACATTGTTGGACGAAGGTGAGGAACCAGAAGATTATTATAAAAATTACAGATGTGTAATTTTAAATTCAAATGATAATATGGTAGGTTTTGGTATTCCAAAAACAAGTGATTTTGAAGACTTTAAAACCAAAAATTGTGTTCAAGAGTGCATGTTAGAAGAATTTGTTGAAGGAACTGGTATTCAATTATTTTATGATAAAACCCAAAAAAAAATGTTCGATGAAAAATTAAAAAAAATTATGCCTGACAATGAATATGAAAATAATATTGGTTGGGTAATTAGTACACGAGGAAGTATTGGAGCAAAAAATTCATTTTATAAAACAGAAAATGTTTATGATACTAAAAGTTTTGCAAGTATGTTTATTGAATGTGCTGAAAACGCAGAATTAGATTTGTCAAAATTGAATAAAAATATTTGCTATAATTTTGTGATTAAACATACAGAAAATCGTATAGTGAATATTGTTAAAAACAATGAATTATATTTGATTTCATGTTATAAAATAACATATCAAGAAAGTTTAGATACTTATGTTATTGATGAGATAAATAGACTTGATGAAACAAATAATATGTCTCATACAAGCAAGATAAAATATCCTGTTGTATTCGACAGCTTTGATCAAGTTTGTGATTGGAATGATTTTGATGAAACATTTACTTTTAAAGAAGAAAGCATATTTAATATTAATTTATCAAATGAAAATGTCTTTATGGGTTATGTTATCAAAAATAAAGAAACAAATGAACATACAAAAGTAAAAAATCCAATGTTTGATAAAATAAGACATCTAAGAGGTAATCAACCTAAATTGGAATTTCATTATCTAGAATTGCGAAAAAATAAAAAAATTAAAGAGTTTATTCATTTATTTCCAGAATTTACAAAAGCTTTTAATAGTTATAATGAAAAAGTTGTAGAATATACAAGATCTTTGTATAACAACTATATTGAAGCTTATATTACACATAAAAAAGATAAAAATGACATTTCACATGAAAATAAATTACATTTGGATGCTATTCATTATATTTACAGAACTCAATTGAGAGGTAATAAACAATCAATACAACTAATTAATGTTATTGAATATGTTAATAATTTACCAGCACAAAAATTGATGTATAGTTTAAATTATAAAAAAAGAAAAGTTAACGAATAAACTTTTATAAAAACCCAAAAAAAATAGAAAAATAAAAACTCAAAAAAAAACAATTACATGTTTTTTTAATTATATCTAAAAAAAATATAAAAATAATTAAATGATAAATTATAAAATGATAAGTATCATATATAATTCAATAATCTATTATTTTAGAATGATTTTAATAAATCTTATGTATATTTTTAGCTATACACAAATTTATATAAATAAAAATTTTTATAAAAAAAACACTGAAATGCTAGATAATAGTAGTGAATTAATTAAAAATGGAAAAATAATTATGAAAATAAATTTAGATTATTCAAATTTACATATTTTAAATACTTATGAAAATTACGACTTTATAATAATACAAAAAATTTTTTTAAATAGAGTTTTCAATATTATAAAATATCCTGATGAAAAAATAGATAATATAGAAAGCAAAATAGATAAAGAATCAGTTGTTCCTTCTAATAAACATTTTTTAAATATCGAAGTAAAAATAGATAATCTAATGGAACCCTATGAAATTTCATTAAAAACACCAAATAACTATTATGTAAAAAATGTAAAATTATTAACAAATAGTCATCTTAAATATTTATTGTATACATATAATAATTTTATATTAGAACAAGATATATCATATGAAATAGAGATAATGGATCAAAATTATGAAACAATTCTCTTAAATGAAAAAAATTATGTTATTTACAAAGATAACAAATGGAATATATGTTAATTTTTTTTATAAATATTTTAAATATAAATAATTATAAAAATATTAATTAAATAGGTGATGTTGGAATTAATACATTATTGCTAATTAGTTCTTGTGCAACAATTCCGGCAAAAGCAATCATAGCTAATCTACCATTATTAAGTTCTTTATCATGAAATTCTACATCATCATGATTTGATAATTCAATGCCAACATCACCTGGTTGATAGTCTGGTTTTAATTTAAAATAATTAGAAGTACCATTAATAAAAGGATTTTCCCATCCTTTTAACATAGTTGATACTTCACCCATTAAAATTAACCAAACAATACCTAATTGAATATTAGATGGTAATTTATCAAATTCATGAATAGCAGGTCTGTGTGTTTCACTTTCAATTAAAGGGATTGAAGCAGCAGCAATCATTGCCCAACGACCATGTTTTAATTCAGATTCTCTATAACGTGCTAGAGTTGTTGGTGGAGCATTGTCCATAAATTTAAAAGGATCGAATAATCCAAGTGGTTTTGTAGATCCATGGAAAGAAAAACAATTACATGAAGCTAAGAAAGAAAAGAACAAAAGACTGTTAAAAAACATTATAATATAGTAAATTAGTTTGTTTTTAAATATTTTTAAACGATAAATGCTTTAAAATATGTACCACGTCACTATTTTTTGCCACGTCATCAAATTAATATGAAATATTTTCATGTTTTATATATTTTAGATCATCATCTAAAAATATATGTATTATATTATGTTCTGGTAACTTATAATTTTCAAAATCATCATCATTAATATTTAATAAATGTTTCATTAATACACGTGCACAATGTTTATGGGTTACAATTAAAGGTATTTTATTTTCACTCAAAGTATATAATATATCATTTTCATAATAAGGTAATAATCTTTGTAATACATTTTCTTTTGATTCACCATTTTTAATTTTATCAAAATAACAATTTTTAAAAGCACTATACTTTTTTGATTTCATAATTTCAATATTTGGATTATTTATAACAGGTGGTTTCATATAAAAATTATTTCTCATCATGGTAGTAAATTTATCTCCATATTCATTACGTATATATTCTCTAGGAACGCCTTCTAAATTACCATAATGTTTTTCATTTAATCTCCATGTTGTATATGTTTCAATATCTTTATTATATAAATTATTTTTAATAATATTAGATGTTTCAATACATCTATTTAAAACGGATGAGAAAATTACATTGGGAATAGTATTATAATGTTTTAATGTTTCTGCAATAGTCTTAGCTTCTTCTCTTCCTGTATCGGTTAATGGAATGTTGGTCCAACCAGTAAATTTACTGTCATGATTCCATATAGATTGTCCATGACGAACTAATAAAACACTATTTTTTATAATATTATCTTTTAATTTATTATTTCGAATCATTTATATTTAAATTAAATATTAAAATAATAAATTATGAATGTAATAACGATTAAATTAATTGACACGTGATTGAAGTCTTCCAAACAATTTAAATCATATTTTGTTCCCATAATTACATCTATTGTATCAATACCAAAATTTGTTTTAGGATTTAAATGATGTTGAGTGTGGCATAATGGATTTTCAAAATAATAATTAATTACATGTGCTGATGCATAAGTTAATGCCCATAAAAAGCAAACACTAAAATTTATTAAATGTTTAATATTTAATACATAAAAAAAGAAATATAATGATAAACCTTCGTACCAAAAATTACCAATAAATTCTCCTATTAAATTACTCCATTGTTTATTAATATTAGAATTATGATGTATTGTATCATGAAAGTCAAATATATACGTAAATATTTGTATTAATATATGGTCAATAGTTGTATCGGTTTTTCGATTGAAAAATTCTTTGTTACATTTTTTATAAAAATCTACAAAACATAAATAATGACTCAAATAATGAACATACCATCCCCAAAAAGAAACTAATGCTAAAGAAGATAATAAAATAAAAATATAGTTTGAATCATTATATATGTATTTGTAATCTTTTAAATAAATTATTATCAAGCATATAAATAAAGTAAAATAAAAATAGCGATTTAAATAAAAAGAATCATATATGTGTTTTTTTCTTTTGAATAAACCATTTACAAATTTATTTTTTTTATATTTAATATTGCAATCAATATTCATTGAATTAATTTTATTAATATTTTTCATAATAATTAATAATGTAAAATATTAAATTTATAAGAATTACACTTTTTATTTAATTTTTATTCATTAATAAACCATGTTTAAACATGTCTTTATGAATAACACGTGTGTTAAGATTATTTTGAAATTCTAAATTAATATGTTCTTGAGGATTATAAAATAAATGGGTTTCACGTGCAGGTTGTATTCCTCTAACTTCCCATGCAGGAGTTTCAACTCTAGACTGTGATACCATAGATTTTGTTGTAGGATATAAATTTACTAAAGGTGTTTCAGCTGTACTTGTATATGTATTACATATATTATCTCTGTTCACCCTTTTTGTTAATCCAAATAAATCATTCTCAATAAAAATAGCATTATTTGAGAAATTAGCACCCCATTTTTGTAATCTAATATGTGGATCTTCTTGAAACGACATATTTGTTCCATTACCAGGTACATTTAACATATAACGACCTGTAAATGTTTCTTCAGATAATTGTTTTTCTACACGTACTTTATCATATTTATATCTAGTAAAAGCCATAATATATATAATATATATAATTTATATATTATATTATTTTTAAATTAATTTATTATTTAAGAGGACGTTGATTATTCTCCATTACAAGACCTTTTGGCATTATTAAAGCATTTTTATTATAAAATCTAATGACAGGTCTTGTAATACTACTTCCTTTTATAGGTTCACGAGGATTTACTAAATTAGTTGCATTAATACCAAATAATGATGATTCTACATCAACACTATTATTATACATTACTTGTGAATCTCTTGGTAATTGTGCTGGATTTAGACCAAAATCGGGTAAAAAAGTTCTATTATTAATAGAAAAATTATCATTTAATCTATATATATTAGAATTTTTATTAACGCTTGTTTGTATGGAATAATTTTCTCTTGTGTTGTTATTTCTTGTTGAAGCCATAAATATATAATATATATATTTTATATATTTATTTTAAATTAAATTATTTCTTATAAGGTTTATATTTCACACTCATTACTTTACCAAGCATAACTAATTGATTTGAATCCATTACAGCGATACGACCCATACCTGGACAACTTTCAAATGTTTCTAAATATAATGGTTGTTGTGGGAAAAACTCAACTTCAGCTGATTCTCCTTTTTCCAAAAATGGAGGATCATCCATTTTTTCATTTCCTGTTTTTTTCCCCATTTTCCATACAATTTTATTCATCTTACATGCTGATTTTGCTGTTCTTACATGAACACATGGAGAAAAACCTGGTTTCAATTGTCCTGGATGTTCTTGTACGACTACTTGAGCAACAAAACTTTCAACTGGTTCTAATAATGAATCTTTTTCCAATGATATAACATCACCTACTTTTGGCATATTTGTTTTATCTAAACCTTTCATGTTTAATCCAACATTATCACCTGGTTTAGCGTTTGGCCAACTTTTATGATGCATTTCAATACTAAATACTTTTAAATTAGATAAACCTCTTGGCGCAATTCTACAAATATCACCAGCATTTACTGTACCTTGTTCAATACGACCGGTAATAACATCACCAACTCCCTTAATCTTATATATTCCATTAATTGGTATACGTAATTGTTTTTCAGGAAAACGTTTGGGTGGTTTAACTAACTTTTCCAAAGCATCATATAATGTGTGACCTTCAATAACAGTATCTTTATTTAGATTTGCTTTCCAACCTTTATACCAAGAAGCTTTTTCAGTTTTATTAACTAAGTTTTCGCCTTGAAAACCTGAATATGGAACAAAAGGGACTTGTTTTGGTTTAAATCCAGCTTGAGTAATCATTTTAGTCATTTCTTCTTTAATTTCATTAAATCTAGATTCTGACCAATCAACAGCATCCATTTTATTAACACCAACAATAAGTTTTTCAATTCCTAATAATCCAAGTAAACGAGCATGTTGTCTTGTTTGACCTTGAATTTCACCAGTAGAATGATCTCCACGAGCAATAGCTGTTTCAAAACCTTCAGCTGGTACTAAAAGTAAAGCTACATCTGCTTGTCCAGCACCAGTAATCATATTTTTAACATAATCTCTATGACCAGGAGCATCAACAATTGTATAATGATAACTATCAGTAAAAAATTCTTTAGTTGTACAATTAATTGTAACACCACGTTCTCTTTCAGCTTTATCTTTATCCATATAATAAGCGAACGCAAATGAACTTTTTCCTTGAGCATCTGCTTCTGCTTGTAATTTTGTCATTTCACGTTCTGAAATACCTCCTAATTTAAAAATAAGATGCCCTGTTGTTGTTGATTTACCTGCATCTACATGTCCACATACTACCATTGAAATATGCTCTTTTGCTGTTTCTTGATCCTGTGCTAATGCTGCCATTTATATTTTATTATGGTAACACTTTTTTAAATAGTTTATCAAAATATTTTATTACATTTGAATATATAATAAATTATTATCACGAATTACTTCAATGTTAAATTTTTTTTCATCGGGAATAATAATTAAATTTCTTAATATTTCTGGTATAAAATAATATATTGTATTATAGAATGATCTAAATATAGTATTTATATGTAAAATATATATTTTTTGTAACATATAACTATATCTTGGATATAAGAAATTAATAAATCGTCGTACTTGATTAATTTGTGCCATATGTTTGAAACCAAAATTATAACAACTAAATAACCATACCCATTTTTTATTTTTTTTATGACATATTTCTAATTCATGATGAAGATGCGAAATAATTCCGTCTGTATCATCATAATGTGTAGCATCACTAGGACATGTATAATAATATATTTCTTCATTTGTTTCTAAAATTTGATGAAATGAATGACTTATTTTATCGTATTTACACATAGGACAAAAATCGTAAGGAATATCATTCAGATCAACAATAAATTCCATTATAGTATTAAAGTTAATTAATAATATAATAATATATTTCTAATCAATTTTTTATTTAATGACTGTTTTCACTGTCCATTAACATTACAGCCATTGCAGCATAATTGTGAAGATCCATTAATGTATCTCTTAATGTTTCATCATCAACAACATTGATACCATTTTTTGTAACAGAAGATAATCGTTTAATTTTATCACCTATGCGAACAATTACACCAATATAACCATATTCAGCGAAAGCATCACCATAATCTTTATTTTTCTTTAAAAAAATTTCAAATGCTTCGGTATGTACTTTAAAATATTCCATTTCTCTATCTTTTCGTTTTGTTTGTTCAAGTATATTTATTTCTTCTTGTTCAATTCTATATTTTGCTTGTTGAGGAGTTTCTGTTAATTGCCTAACTAGACCATTATTTTGGGTTTGGGGTGTATCTAAATTAAAATTTTGGGGTAAATCTAAATTATTATTCATAATTTTTATTATAATTATAATTATTTCTTTAATTAGTTTTCAACAATCCTTAGTAAGGATTTTTGAAAGCTTCTGCCGAGATTTGAACTCGGGATCTTTTGATTACAAATCAAACGCCTTACCACTTGGCCACAAAAGCACCTATATTATCTATATATATGACTTTAAATAATTTTAAACAATATTCATATTTTTCATAAAAGACAATAAAGCGAAATATAAAAAAGCAAATACAACACTTTTTAAAATATATCCGTTTAAATTCATATTACCGTCTCCGTGAAAAGCAAATTTAAAATTACGTGTAAACCAGTTATTAATTATTGGTAAATGAAAAAGAAAGTATAATAATCCAATTATAATAGGTATTTGTAATTCTTCATATAAATAGTGTAATGAAGTTGTACGATTATCTTCTTTACGTTTTTTTTCTTTTATATCTTCTATACCTTGATATTCTTCAATATAATTTTTATGTTGTGGAACATAATTAGGTGTTGTTTGTATATCTTCACGATTTGACATTTGAGGTATATCTCGTGAAGGTAATCCTAATACATCACTAGATGAAGCAATTTGTTCCATAGATTTCAATATGTTTGATAAATCACTATTATCAGCGGGAGGAACATTTTGAACAATTTGATTACTAGGTACTTGTTTATTATTTGCCATAGTATTAACTATATCATTATAATTTAATTTACTTTCTTCCTGTATTGTATTTTGTGGATTAGGTATTTGATTAGTAGGTAGTACTTGTTTATTAGACATTGAATTAACTATATCATTATAATTTAATTGTCCTTGTTGTTGTATTGTATTTTGTTGGTTAGATATTTCATTAATACTTAAATTAACATTTTGTTGAACAGGTTGTTGTGTTCCTAAATTACTAGTACTAGGTAAATCATTTATATTTGTTGAATTTATTTCTGCCATATTCTTTAAAATAATATACAATAAAGAATATGAAACAATTACGCATAACTTAATACATCTTTCCTACATTTTGTTGATTTTAGTTTGTATTTATAACAATTAGTATCGTATTCAACTACAGCATCTTTTATTTCATTATATGGTGCAGCATATTTAATAATACAATTTTTTCCTTTACATACACTTTTAAATAATGCAGCTAATCCAACTCCTAGGATTATTGAAATAACTATTTTTCCTTTTTCAGAAAATATTTTTTTAATTAAACTCATATATTTATGTAATATTATGTTTTTCATCAATTATATTAATATATCAAATGTGTAATAATAATTAAAATAAAAATTGATATAGAAAATATTAGATAAAATAAATTAAAAATAGTAATTATGCGCATTGTAAACAAACCTAAACAATTTAGAACAGATATTGTTAAACATATTGATGGTATGATATTTGAAGCAACATTTGCTAAAAATTTAGAAATAGGTATATTTAATAGTTCGATTAGAGAAGCAAAGCGTTTAAAAATAATAACAAAATGGTCAAATAGTAATTTTGTAGAATTATATCTAACTAAATTACGCAGTATTTTAAATAATATTAATAATCCATATATAATGAATGAAATTCAAAGTAAAACACTTAAACCTGAAACTTTAGCTTTTATGACACATCAAGAAATGGATCCAGAAAGATGGAAACCATTTATAGAAGCAAAAATTAAACGAGATAAAGTTAAATACGAAACGAAAATAGCTGCAGCAACTGATACATTTAAATGTCGTAAATGTAAATCAACAGAATGTACTTATTATCAAATGCAAACACGATCAGCAGATGAACCTATGACTACTTTTGTATCTTGTATAAATTGTGGTAATAGATGGAAATGTTAATTCATAATAATATTATTATCCATTTTATCTATTTTTTTCAATAATTCGATAAATGTATAATACGAAAAACATATCATTATTGTAAATAAAAATAAGTAAAATAACATAAAGTGTTTCTTAAAATCAAATTTACTTAATTCATTTAACGAGTTATAATAATTACGAATATAATATACACAAAATCCTGAAAAAAGTATATTTGGTATCCAGTGATCTGTATTTTCTATATAACTTAAATCACCACAATTATATTTTGTATTGAAAATAATATCACATATATCAGGAAATATATTTGTATCCACATCTTTGTGATGTTTATTATGATATAAATTAATCCGTAATAATGTATAATTTATAATATGTACAGTGGAATAAAATAAAAACAAATAAAAAAACAAGAAAGGATCGTATAAATAATTTATATGATCTACATCATTTAAAACCCAGACAAACAAAACAGCCATCATTATTCCCAAAAATTCCATAATAACTTCCTGATATATACTAGAATAATCATCGTGATCGTGATGATATACATGTATAAAATAAAAAAATAAAGAATAAGGATTATGATAAAACATGTGGCCTAAATATACATATATTAATCCTAATAACATGATTACATAACCTGATAATATTTTTTCTGGAATTATTAAATATGTTACTATAAATAATGCTATATATGTTTTATAGTTTATACATATTGATGTTTTTATAGCTTCAAATCTTTCTTTTGATATATAATTGTTATTATAATCATAATTAATTATATTATAAAAATATTTTTCAATACTTTTTGTAAATTTAAGTAATTCAGTGTTCATTAAAATATATATATTTTTTATACAAATTATTATTCGTTAAATAGAAAAATATATTATTATATTAAAGATTAATGAATCCTCAATATAATAAAGAATTACCTATCAATGTAATGCAAAAAAAGAAACTGGTTAAATATTGTCTCGATGGTTTAAATAATTTGAAAACACCTAATCATGTAATAGCTTTTATAATTAAAGGTTGTCATATGTTTACACCTCTGTTTTTTTTTATGATATTTATGTTAGCACCAGTTCCAGTAGCTGTTATATCATTATTACCTTTATTTGCTGCTTTATGGTTATATTTATATTTTAATGGTTGTTTTATAACAACAGTAGAAAATAAATTAGATCCAGGTGGAATAAATATAATTGATCCTTATTTATATTATTTAGGAGTTGATATAACAGATAAAAATAGACATTATTATACTTTACAAATAAGTGGTATTTATTTTGCCATAGTAGCACCAATATTATTAATGAGAATTTATTATTATTTTAAAAATAAAAAACTTTCAATATTTTATTAAGAATATATATGACTATTTATAATTTTATTCAACAACAAAAATTATCAACAGCAATATTATTATATTTAATGATAATGGGTATTTTAATATATAGTAAGCCATCATTTTTGTTTAATGTAGATGATAGTATTAAACAATTTGGAATAGGTTATCAATCAAAAACAGTGTTACCATTGTCTATTATGGCAATTTTTACAGCTATTTTATCATATATAATTGTTTTATATTATTTAAATTATGCTAGATTGAAGTTTTAAAGTATTAAAAATAAATATTTTATAAATATTAATTATATTAATAAATTATATTATTAATATAATATGAATTATGGAGCAAATTTAGTAGAACCAGGTGTTCATTTTTTTTTTAATGAAACATTAAAAAAATGTAAAGATTTCAAAGATAAATATTATAATTTGATTTATAATGTATTAATGTTTGCCGGTTTTTGTTTGATAATGTTTTTAATATTAAGATATAAATATAAAAGTAAAATCGATATTCAAGAGCAAAAACACCGAGAATTGCAAAAAGAAAAATATATTACATCAAAAATAAGAAATTATCAATCTGAGAAAAAAATGAATAGTAATATAATAACTGGCTTACCTGAATATGAAAATGAATATAGTTTAATTGCTAGAAGACTTTATAATAATTATCATTAATTTAAATTATGATATTTTATTCGATGTTATATATATTATGGATAAAGAATTAAACGAAGCAATTGATAAATATTATTCTTATAAATCTAAATACAATAATGATTACAAGGATAAAGTTGAAAAATTACGTGTTAAATATGATAATGATGAAGATAAAAGTATATTAATTGATAAAATTAAAGAAATTAAGATGCCTTGTATATTTTGTAAAAGACGTGTAAATTCAAATTTTTTTAATAAAGATAATCATTTACTAATAACTTGTGGTGATAATCAAACTCCATGTAGAAATAAATTAAACATTCTAAAATCTAGATTCAAACACTTAAATAAAGTAATCGAAGAGACAAATGAATTTATTAAAGAAATAAAAAATGAAATAACATTAATTAAATTAGATTTAACATATGAATTGATTAATGAAGAAGAAGCATTAAAAAGATTCAAAGAATTACATGAGGATTTAAATGAAAACACCAATATATATATGATTTATTTAAGAAGAAAAATGAACATTGAAAATGATGATGAAAGAAGTCATTTAATCGTTAATAAAATAACAGAAATTGAAGAATTCCAAAAACAAAGTGTAAAAATATTAAATTTATATAATAAAGAAAAAACACCCCAATTATTAATTGATTATGCTGAAAATATTAAAGATTATCAAATGATTGAAAAAGAAAAATTACAAAATTTAATATATAGTTTTCAAGAAGTTGTTTCTAATGAAGATGAAAAAAATATTGTAGATCATGAATTAATACAATCAAAAGTATTGTTTGAATTGTATGATACAATTATAGATGTTGATGATCCAAAAATAATACAAAATCAAACAACTTATCATGTTAATGATAATAATAATGATAGTGATAATATGTTTGATAAATTGAAAGGAGGCGATCATGAAAATGAAGAGCAAGAAGGTGATGGTAATTTGGAAGAAATCGATATTGGTTTAACACCTATAACAGATGGAACAATTAAATTAAAACCAAAAAAAGATTATAGTGATAGTGATGAAAGTGATGATGATAGTGATGATGATGATAATAGTCAATAATTGGATATTTAATATCATTTAACAAAAATAATATTATATAATCAAATATATATAAAATGTTAAAATTTATAAATTTATATATATTTTTGGCTAGTTTTTTTATAGGATTATTTTTTGTATATATGTTAGGAAGTGACAGAAAAATAATTTATGCATATCCTTCACCAAATACATACAATGATATATGTATTAAAGATGACGCTGATAATTGTTATAAATATGATCAAACACAAGTAGATTGTGAAAAAAATAGAGATAAGATAAAATCTTTTCCAATTCAACATTTATCAACAGAAAAAGAAATAGAAGCACCTAAATTTCTAGGTCTATTCTAATAACATATCTTCATAATAATGAAAATAATTACCAGTGAATGTTGAATCTTCAAATAATTTAATGTTTGGATTTATTTCTTTCAAAACATTTAATACATCTGTTAATGACAAATAAAACAATTTATCAATTTGTAAATAATTTTCTATTTCTTCGTGTGTTTTATTATAAGCTATTAATTCTTCATGACTAGGAATATTAATTCCATAATAATTAGGGTATCTTATTGGTGGACTACAGCATGCAAAATATATATTTTTTACATTAGTTTTTTTTAATTCATTTATTATATATTTTGATGTATTTCCTCTTACAATTGAATCATCAACTAATAAAATATTTTTATTATCAACTAATTCATTAATTATTTTAATTTTTTTTATATTTTTAATTATTTCATTACCAGTATTTATAAACGTTCTATGAGTATATCTATTTTTGTATATTGCATGTTTAATCGGTTTATTTATTCCATTTGATATAGCTGTTGCCGATATTATACTAGTCAATGGAACAGGAACTATTATATCAATACTATCTAATATTGATTTATCGATTGTTTCTAGTATTTTTTCACCAGCTTTTTCCCTAAAATTATACACTAATATATCATTAATATAAGATTCTGGTGTAGCAAAATATATATATTCAAATATACATGGTGTTAATTTTTCATAATATAATTGATGTTTATAAATATTCAAATTTTTTTTTACAATAACAACTTCTCCGTTTAAAACATTTTCATAATTATTATCATCTAGTCCAGATGTTTCTGATGAAAAAATTACATTATTTTTTTTACTGTAAACTAACGGTCTTATTCCATATTTATCTCTAAATGCTATTAAACCATAATCATGTATCATAATAATAATAGAAAAACTACCAATACACATTTCATATATTAATTTTAGAGTTGATATTATTATTTCGTTTGTTAATTTTGTTATATCTTTTTCAATAAAATAATAAAATAAATTTAAAATAATTTCACTGTCACTTGTACCCGTCATATAAATATTTTTACTATTTAAAAAATTTTTCAATTTATATTTATTTGTTAAATTACCATTATGAACTAATGAGATACCATAAGGTTTTAAAATTGTATAAGGCTGTATTTCTTTATCACTATTAATACCACTAGTTGGATATCTAACATGACCTAAACCCATATCAACAGTATCAATATTTTCTAAATTTTTTAAATGTTCATCAATTAAACCAATTTTTTTTGATTCGTATATTATTTTTGTTTTTGATGAAAAAAATAAGAATCCACTACTTTGTTGTCCTCTATGTTGAATATTGAATAATGATTTGTATAAAATATCTACAATATTATTTGTATTATGTATTATTGCAGAAATACCACACATTAATTATATTTTCGTCTACTATTTTTATATTAGTTAATAAATTATATTATAATATTATATTTATAAAAATGTTAAAATTATTTTTATTAATACTTTTAGTTAGAACTACTAATTCTTATTTGAATATTTTTAGTTTAACAAATTTGAAATTAAATTCGATTGAAATTTTATCGAATGTTTTACCAAAAGTTGATATTTTTGGACATAAAATTTTAGAACAAAATAAATTAATCATAGAAAAAATAATAGAAAACGATGGAATATCTTTAGAAATAAAAAAACAAATGATAATGGAAATAGTTAGATTAACAAAATTAGGAGATGAATTTGGTAGTATTGTATTACAAAATTATGAACATTATATTAATCATATAATATAATATAATATATATATGGATAACCAAAAAAATTTATTGTTATTAACTGTTAAATTATCTATTATTATTCAAATTATAACTGGTATTATACAAATTAATGGTTTGATATTTCCATTAAATGAAAAAGATTTGATATTAAGAGATATATTATGGATTGAAACAATTTCACAAATTATTGAATTTATATTTTACATTTACATAGCTACTTACATTGTATCAATCGATTTAAAATCTGTTACACCAAAAAGATATATAGATTGGGTATTATCTACACCAATTATGTTAATATCTACAATAATGTATTTTGATTATACAAAAAAACGCAAAGAAGATAATATAAAAAAATATCGTGCAATAGATTTTTTTAATGATAATAAAAATAATATTGTAAATATTGTTATTTACAATGCTCTCATGTTATTATTTGGATTTTTAGGTGAAACTAATATTTTACCAAAATACATAGCGATTCCTATAGGATTCTATTTTTTTATTAAAACATTTTACATAATTTATGAAGATTATGCTTACGTAAAAAATACAACACCTATTAATAAATTACTATTTAATTACATGTTTTTTGTATGGGCCTTGTATGGTGTTGCAGCATTATTTCCATTATTACAAAAAAATATTTCATATAATATTTTAGATATATTTTCCAAAAATTTTTATGGTCTTTTTATATTTTATAAAATATACAATTTACAGAATTAATAACATTTATGATTTTTTATCCATTTAAATGCAAAACCAGGAAACCTTTTAACGTAATCCATATACAATTGATAATCTTTATTTTGTCTTTCATTATAAATAATCATTATTTTATGATTTTCAATAATATATTTCATTTCTTTTAAACATTTATTGAAATTTACTAATTTTGTATTATCAAATTCATATATAAGTTTTTGTAAATCTAATGGTAATTGAAACATTTTTTTTATTTATTTAATAACTACATATTATTAAATCAATTTTTTATATTAATCTTCATCAGAATAAATATACATTTCTTCTTCTAGTTCTTCATCGTTATCTTCATATTCCTCTTCATCTTCTTCACTAATATTATCAACGATTAATTCTTCACCATCGTCTACAATAAAACCATCTTTAAGATATCCTTCATCGGTTTTCATTTCAGCTGGAATATTGTCTAGTTCATCTTCTTCACTACTATCATCTGAACCTAAATCTTCAAAACCACCAAATAAAAGTTCATAAATTTCATTCCATATTTTAATTGTAAGATTAATAACTTCTTCTGTATTATTTTTACAAGCAATAAGAGCACAATTTCCAAAAAACAATGTTTCATCTACTGGAGGAGGAAAATCATATTTATTTTCACTATTAGCACGACCTTCAGTTTTACCAAATAAATGAATATCAAATATACACTCTTCGTGTTCAACCTCCCATATTGCTTCTTCAAATCCATCACTTTTTCTAAATCCACATAATTTACTTATTTTTTCAATATTTAAATCATTAATATTACTAGATACTTCTTTTAAATTAGTATTTTTTTCAACAATAATTAGTGTGTTTGTCATGTCTATTGTAAATAGTATAAAATTAAGGTTTAAATACTTTATTCATATTATATCATTGTGAATGAAATTATATATTGAAAATTTAAAAATTAAAAATAAAAAAATATTTGAAGAATTAGTTTCAAAATATTTATTTAAGAAGCAACATAGTATAGAAATATATAGTGATTGTGGAGTATTTAAAATAGAAAATAATAAAATATATAAAATAGATTTTATAGATAATGAAATAATAGAAATGAAAGATTATGTTTTAAATAAAAAATTATTTTTTGATAGAACAATTGTAAAAAAAAAACAAGAATTCATTTCTTGTATACCTAATAATAATATTACACTTTCTAAATATATATATAGATTACAATTAAGACCTAACTCACCATTTAATTGTATAATAGAATATGATATAGATAATGATTGTATTTATGATATATATTTTCAATTACATGAAAAACATGCAGCATATAGTCATGCTGATTTAAATAATGAATTTATAAAAGAAGATTTTATCTCGTTTATAAGTGAAATGAACTAATCTAAATATATTTTAAATGTTGTGGACAATACAAATAGTATTTTTTTCTATTATAATAATATTTTTAATGCATTATTTATTTGATTTTTTAACAATAAATATGAAAATAAAATTATTTACTACAATAGATGAAGCAAAAAAAGATAATTCGCTAAATGAAAATGTAGGTATAATAAAAGAAAATATTAAACAATCGCAAGATATTAATTTAATCCAAATAAATAGTGAAATACAAAATCAAAATCAAGAAATATTAGGAGAAGAAAAAAAAGTAATAATTGAAAATAATATAATTAATGAAAATGATATGCGAAATGAATTATCTAAATTAATTAATAGTAAATTAGAGAAACCTAATAATAATAATACCACACTTATAAGTGATTTACCAATGGTTTAATTGATTATAATTATAATATAAAGATTTAAGATAATTATAATTATAAATAATGGTTAATACTACTGTTATTGAATATGTATGGATTGGTGGAAAAGGAGAATTACGTAGTAAAATTAAAGTAATAAATGAATATTATACATATAATGATATTTGTGATACAAAATCAAGATATATTAATAATTCAAAAATAAAACCCTATTATTTAGAAAAATTTAAATGGAATTATGATGGAAGTTCTACTGAACAAGCAAATGGCGATGATTCTGAAATAACTTTAAATCCTGTGCGAATATTTTATAATCCTGATAATTATGATTATGCTAATTCTTTTATTTTATTGTGTGATACGTATTGTTCAAATGGTGAACCTGCTAAATATAATAATAGAAAACTAGCAAAAGAAATTTTTGATAAAGACTTGTCACAAAAACCTTGGTTTGGTTTAGAGCAAGAATATTTCTTAATGGATCCATATACGCGTAAACCTATTTGTTTTGATGATACAACAAAACAAGGACAATTTTACTGTAGTGTTGGATATAACAATGCTTTTGGTAGAGATATAGCTGAAGAACATTTACAAAAATGTATAACAGCTGGCATTAAAATTACTGGAATAAATGCTGAAGTTGCTCCAGGACAATGGGAATTTCAAATAGGTATTTGTGAAGGAATTGAAGCAGGTGACCATATGATTGTTGCCAGATATTTGTTGGAAAAAATAACTGAGAATTATGATGTATATGTTGATTATGAACCTAAACCAATTGAAGGAGATTGGAATGGTTCTGGATGTCATACAAATTATAGTACACTAAAAATGCGCGAAGGTTGTGAAAATAAAACAGGAATACAACATATTTTAGAAGCAATAGATAAATTATCATTAAAACATGATGAACACATGGCTGTTTATGGAACAGGTAATGAAAAAAGAATGACAGGTAAACATGAAACAGCTAGTTATGATAAATTTTCTCATGGTATTGCAAATCGAGGAGCTTCTGTAAGAATAGGAAATGAAACATATAAAAATGAAAAAGGATATTTTGAAGACAGACGTCCTAGTTCTAACTGCGATCCATATCTAGTTACTTCTAAAATTTTCGAAACAACATGTCTTTAAAAAGAAAAATAATATTATTATACTATATTAATGAGTGAAATAATAGTATGGATTTCAATTATATTATTAATATTATCATCACATTACATAGTAAAATATACATTTATTAAGTACATTATTGGAATAGTATTTTTGATTAGTTTTTTTTCAATATTAAAGAAAAAATCTTTTTATGATATTTTTGATTTAAAAACTAGTGTTGTTTTTTTGGGATTTTTTTTAGTTTTATGGGGAATTGATAATAATAATAAAATTATTAATAAATATATTGTACCAATTGTATTATTTTTAAATATATTATTTCTCATTACTATGTGTTATCCATTTAAAACAATTCAAAATTTTATAAGTTTATTAGGTTTTATTTATCTATTAATTACTTTTGATTATACTAAATGGAACGTACAAAATATGAAATTAATAAATGTTGATTATAATTGGATTATTGCTAAAACAATAATTCTAAGTTATATGTATATATTTGATGATTGTGTAAAAGAAAAAATGAAAGCTTTGATAGTATTATATACACCATTATTGTATCCATTAAATGAATATTTAATACATAGAACAATACATATATCATTTGGTTTTCTTTATTACTTCATATCTAATTAAAAATAATAAATAAAATATATATTTTATCTATTATTTTAAAGTTATTTAATCTCACTTTTCCATAAATAATCACAATGACAACATAAGTACATGTATTTCATATCAACATCATTATAACGAATATATATAACTTCACATTTTGTTTCGTTTTCCTTATCATTATTTGTAATGCAATCTTTATTAGGGCAATTTACATTATGTATATGTGGTAATGTAGGGTCATATTTCGTAAATTTATTTATAGCGGATGTAATAAAATTTTTATTAGTTTCCGTATAATCTGTTAAACACATGAAATCTTTATTTAAAATAATATCTTGATTTCCACATTTTCTACAGTAAAATAATAATTCATTGTCATTATCTTCATTTATTTTCATATAAAACATATTATCGCATACATTACAGAAATTCATTATTTATAATTATATATATATTTATATAGTTTTTATATTTCAATTTTTATTATTATTATTATTGTAATTTTTCTATTTCTTTACGAAGTGTTTTATAGTCAATTTGAATATTTGACATATTGTATATAGTAACAGAAATATCATGTTTTTTTCTATTTTCTTTACATGATTGTAATTTATCTATATATTTGATTATTTTTTCGTAATTATTTTTAAAATTATTAGTAATTATTTCTTTAAATATTTCAAATTTTGAAGGCAAAAAATAATTATCTTGTAAATGATAAACACTATATTTTAAATTAGCATATTTTATTATTGAATTATATTTTTCAAAATCGCCATGTTTTTCTGTAATACCTGGTTCATTTAATAATGGTTTATCATCTAAAATCATACATAAAGTTAATAAAATACTTTTTATATTTTGACAAGAAGACCATTGTTCTCCTTTCCATGTATTTAATATTGAAATACATACTTTACCATTTCTATATAAATTGGGATGAAATCTAACTTTATCATAAGAATTATGAAAAATTACTTTTGGTGGAGAATATGGATAATTTGATGGATAATTAAATTCAAATAAATAATTTCCAAAAGAAAAAGGGGTATCTTCAGGACCTGTTATTAATGCATATCCAATTGTCATATCATTTTCGTCATGTTTATAATATATACCCTGTGATTCTAATGTTTCTTTGTATATAGATCTTACATCCTTTAGTAATCGTTGAGCATTTTCCCTTGGCATCATTTTATTACTTGACTCTTTTTCAAAACTAGCCATTTTTAAATAAATAATTAAATCAAATTAATTTTATATTATTTTAAAAATATAATAAATAGTAATAATTGTATTTATTAAATTTACAAGGTTTCTGTCATTTTAAAAAGAACAAAATTTATTATTTATATTATATATATAATGTTTAATCATAGTAAGAAAAATAGAAAAAATAGAAAAAATGTAACTAAAAATAATATCAAAAAAATAAAAAAAAAATATGACACTAGAAAAGTTAAGGTTAAAAACGTTAAAAAAACAAGAAAAAATTTAGTAGGAGGAAAACCTCCTGCTTTTATTACGTTATTAGAAGACAGTTTTAAACAATATAAATCAATAAGTAAAAATCAAACACCATTATTAGAAAAAATACCAGACAAAAAAGACAATTCACTATCCTTTATTAAAATAAAGAATACTGATTTAAGAAGTTATCACATTCATTATGGAAAAAATTTTATGGGTTTTCCTTCAGGAAATGGAGGAAGAACAAATCAAGGAGAAAAACTGATTGAAGATAATAACCCAACCTTTGATGATGTTATTGATGCTATTAAAACATGGGAAACATTAGTAAATAATGATCAAGCAAATAATACCGAATGGCAAAAATTATTTGACATAATGAAAACAAAAGTAACTAGTGAACGACATAAATATATATTCTCAACAAATTTACGAAATGACCAATCATCACATGTTTCAAATAACCAACCAGACGATATACGACCACAAGACGATATAGCAGAAGAATTAGAAAGTATATTTAAGAATATGGGATTAAAAAAAATAACACAAGGAAGATTATGTAATAGTACTATTACAAATTTAAAAAATAAACATGAAACTTATGACGATACAATATTAGAATCAATTGAATCACAAATAAAACTACTTGAAAACCATAAAATTCCTAATACAAGACAAAAAGGAGAAACCATAGAAAGTAATGTGGATACTCAGTTAAGAAAAGCTAAACAAGAAGAATTACAGGCTAAGCTCAAAGAAGCTTTTCCTGAATTAAAACATTCGTTGAAAGGGGAAAAATTGATAAATAAATTAAAACCTCATGTTACAAAAGCAGAGGATGACTATAGGGTTATTTTACATAAATTTTTATTGTATAAATTTTGGTGTATGAATGCAGACAAATTTAAACACTTTGACAGTGGTAAAGCAAGAAACACATTTATAAGAGGAATTACAGAAAAAGTTAATAAAAGTTATGATAAAGCAGTTGAAAGAGGATTAATAGACATAACTTTGAAAATTGACCCAATAGAATATTTAGTAAGTAATTTAGCCACCATACAACAAATAACAACAGAAGTAAACTCCTCCCAATCTAATTCTAACACCAAAGAAAAATAATTATAAATTAATATTATTTTAAAAATATAATAAATAGTATTAATAATATTATATTATAAATGTCTTCAAGAATATCTAGTTTTGAAAATTTACAATGTTTAGATAATATTAAAAATATATATAATGAATCAATAGATCATCTTAAAGATGTTGACATGAATTATATAGAACATTTAAAATTTTCATCTTCATTAAGTTTTCAATTTTTTATTGCAGCACAAAAAGCGTTAATACACGCATTAATACCAGGAATATTTATAACTTCGTCAAGTGATTGTTTATCATTATTAGACGAAAAATTAAATGATAAAAAAACATTATAAATATTATATTTTTATGTATTACCACCCACCACTAAGAATTTCTTGTTTATTACAATTTTTTAAGAATGAATAAACATTAAAACATGATATTTCATAACCTTTTTTTTCCCAAAAATTATAAATATCATGTTTTGATAATTTATCCATTAAATTTCTATTACTACGCAAAATATAATATGGAAATAATTTTAAATCTTCCTTTGGATAAAATTTCATATACAAACGAATAATGTACCATTTTTGATACAATGGTATTTCGTCTATAAATAGAATAGGCATATGTTTTTCAATTTTGTTTCTCATATACCATTTTTGAATTTTATATGCATTATTATTTAATATTTGATTTTTATATTCTCTAATTTCATTATTTATAGCTGGTAATGTAAAGTCAAACGAATATATTGTCTTTATAATATCAATATTAATATCAATATTCATGATTTATATTTAATGAAAATAAATTTGATTTATCAAATAAATTCGATTTTATTATTTATAACGTCTCAAAAATAATATTATCATTAAAATATTTATGATGATATATCATGTAAAAATATATTTTATTATTTAAAAAAATTGATTTAAGTATATATTATATTTATATATATAATATTTACATGCAGAAAAATACAAAAACTGATAAATTTTTGACTAAACAAAATATAAAATTTATTAAAAGAGATGATGATGATGAATCAAATCAAATATCTTTTACACATACAAGTTTTCCTCCTGGTCCGGGTGAAACACGAAGACCTGCATCATATTATATACCTCAAGATAAATTAAAAGAGTTTCACCAACAATATATCGAAGATTGTTTTAATAAAGGAAATCATTTTTATATTACAGAAAAACAAATAGATGACGAAGAATGCTTTGGACCGATATTGGTTGATTTAGACTTTAGATATGGAGAGAAAATAGAAACTAAACAACATACGGAAGAAGACATTAAATCAATCATTGATGTATTTCTTAACTCTTTAAAAGAATTCTTTATTTTTAAAGAAAATGAAAAATTTAATGTATACATTTTTGAAAAACCTCACATAAATAGAGAGAATAAAAATGGTAATGTAATTGTAAAAGACGGTATACATATTTTAATAGATATACAATCTCATCGTAATATTATAAATGAATTACGAAATGAGGTTTTAAAGAAAATAAATATAGTATTAGATAAATTGCCATTAATTAATATTCAAAATGATGACACATATTATAAATATCATGATGTTGTTGATGATAGTATAATGCGAAGTCATAAACCAAATAATTGGTGTTTTTATGGTTCAAGAAAACCTGGCAATGAAGCATACCAAATGATATATCATTATTCAATAACATATAACGAAAATGAAAAAAAACAATTTTGTTTACTTGAAGAAGACGACATTTCTGAATATTCAAATAATGTTGAAAAATTTCAAAAAATATCTGCTCAATACAAAAATAATTTAATATTAGAAAAAACTCAAAAAGGTATAAGTATATGTGAAAAACAAATTACAAAACCAAGAAGAGTAAACGTAAGTGAAAATAATATTAGAACAATGACTAGATCAGAATTTTTAGATTATCAAAATATTGTAAATGTTACTTCAATAGATGAATTAAATGAAATTGTAAAAAAACAAATGGAATGTGATTTAACAAACAGTACAGATTTAAAAATGAAAGAAGCACATGATTATACAATGATATTACCTGAAATTTATTCTGATGAACAAGGAAAGTGGATTCGTGTTGGATGGGCACTTAAAAACACCGATATACGTTTATTTGGTACTTGGATGTTGTTCAGTGCAAAATCAACTAAATTTAGTATTTGTGACATAAGTGAATATCGCGATATGTGGGAAGAATTTAAAGTAGGTGAAGGTTGTAAAACTTCTAGATCCATTATTCGATGGGCTAAATCTTATTATCAAACTAAATCACCAAACGAAAATGAATACCTTAAATTATATAATACAACGATAGATCACTATGTAGAAAAAGCTCTTGCACCAATTAGAGGACCAACTAAAAGCAAAGATGATAAAGAAAAAGATCCATATGGAACAGACTGGGATATGGGTTGTATATTACATTGTATGTATAAAGATAAATATATATGTGCCAGCCGTAATAATAATAATAGTGTATGGTATGTTTATATAAATAATCATTGGAAACTAGCTTCAGCTGAAGCAGAATTATTATTACATTTATCAACAAAAATACATGATATATTTCAAGAAAAAATGGTCAAAACAGTTAATGCTATGTATCAAATTGAAAGAGAATCTGATATTTATTCTAATTTAGAAAAGAAAATTGGTAGAATTTGTAAAATTTGTAGTAAATTAAAAGATGGTTCAAAAAAAAGGGCTATATTAAGCGAAGCATCACTTTTATTTTTAGATTCTACATTTTATGATAATGCTGATAAAAATGATTATTTATTATGTTTTAATAATGGTGTATATGATTTTAAAGAAAAAAATTTTAGACCAGGTTATCCAGATGATTACTTAACAATGAGCACTAATATAAATTATATTCCTTATAACAAAGCAATTGTTAAACATAAAGATGATTGTGAAAATTTACGTAATTTTGTTAAACAAATCTACCCTGATGAAGAATTACATGATTTTATCTGGGAATTGTTTGCCAGTCTATTAATTGGAGGAAATAAAATGTCTCATTTTTACATGTTTATTGGTTGTGGTTCAAATGGTAAAAGTTTAATGTTAAGATTAATTGAATTAATGATGGGAGATTATTATGGTGAACTTAGTTGTGATGTTTTAATTAGTAAAGAGGTTAAACCAGGTAAAGCATCACCTGAAATAATGGATTTACGTGGCCGTCGTGTTACTGTTACAAGTGAAATTTCTAGTAATGCTGTATTGAATGAAGCAACTATGAAAAGATTTACAGGTGGGACAGATAAAATATCAGGAAGACCGTTATATGGGAAAGATATGATATCTTTTATACCTCAATTTGTACCTATTGTTTTGACAAATGTTCCTTTTGAGGTTAATGATAAAACTGAAGGATCATGGCGTCGTATAAAACAAGTTGATCATGAAGCTTATTTCACAGAGAATCCGGTTGATAATGATCTAAAAAAACCATATCAATTCAAAAAAAATTATACATTAGAAGACGATCATTTTCATAAGTGGGTACCTATATTTATGTCAATGTTAGTAGAAATTGCAAAAAAAAAGCAAGGTATAGTGAAAAAGTGTGCAAAAGTAGATACATCTAGTGAAAATTATCGTATTCAACAAGATAAACTTTCACAATTCATTAATGAAAAAATTATGGTTTGTCAAGGAGAAAGTATTCTAAAACGTGATCTTGCAAGTGAATTTGATAATTGGATGCTAGATAATTATGGAAAAAAAATGTCAAAGAAAACAGAATTACATAAATTAATGGATGAAAAATTTGGAAAATTTAATAAAAAATGGAAAAATGTTACAATAATAACGGATGATGATGATGATGTAGATGATTTAGAATCTAGCTCGAATCTTAAAGTAGTAGTAGTAGAGAACAACAAATAAAAATTATATTATTACTTATAATTAATAATAATATAAATTAAATTATTTTACATGATTGTAAATATTATCATAAACATTCAAATTATTTTTTAAATAATCATATGAATCACCTATAAAATATATTATAAAATAAAATGATATATATGGATAAATAAAAAAAATTATAATAGATATCAATGATGTTGTGTTCAATCCAGATTTTACAGTTAAAGTAACAGTCATTATAACAAATAACGTCCAATATACTATTTCTAATAAATTAATAGTGTAATTTCTAGCCCAAAATTGTGTTCCTTGATAAAACCCTTTTCGTCTACTTAATTCTTCTTCCCCTTTAAATCTTAAATCAATAGATTTAACCTTTTTATTTATATCATCTTTTGTATTATTGTTTAATTCACATGATGCAACTAATAATCTATGTTCATCTATTAATGATTTATGTATTTTTGCTGATTTTATAATATATTTTTCAAATATAGAATCAGGAGCAACTGTACAAATATCAGAACGTTTTAATAAATCATATGTGGATTGTATTAGTGCTATATTATCATCATACTGGTTTATATTTTTTTTTTCTTCCATTTATTAGTATAATATTGAATGAGATATTAATTTATAAATATATCATTCAATTATCTTTCTTCTCTACATAAGTTATGTTCATAATCAAATTTTGTTCCATATGTACAACATTCTGGACCAATACAACTTCCCATATTTACATTAGCACTACCAGTTCCAGTTGTTGATACATCAGGTCTTTTATTTTTATATTTGTTAAAATCTATATTTTGTCTTCTTGAAATATCTAAACGAAGATATATTAAATAACAAATAGAAAGTGATGCTACTAATAATATAATAGGTCTTAATAAACCACTTGGAAGTATTTTCTTAACTTCAAGTAAGCTTAACAATAAATATACTATGAATAAAACAACAGCCATTAAAACAAAAAAATAATAAGCTACATATCTATCTTGATAATATTTTGTTATATCACGATTTCTAGTTGAATTAGTTAATTCATCTCTTAATCCTTTATAATCACCTTCAAAACGATCATGAACATTCATATAAATGTCATGATAATCTATATTTTGTTCACGCATAAGATCTTTTCTTATAAATCCCATAATATATTACGTAAATATCTTTTTTTTTAATTTATTTATTTTAGTAATACATCCATATCATTAACTTTTGGAATACATTTTGCTTGTACTTCATTGTAAAACATACCATCAGGACAACATTCATTATTTTTACATAACTCTAGTTCACAACCATTATTATCCTTAACCATTGCAGAACCTTCAGTTGACTCATCACCTCCTCCAATATCATCTTCATCAACCTCTACGTCATCGTCAAAGTTCTTAGCTTTATCATTAGAAAAATCATATTTATCGTAATTATAATCACTTCTATTTCTATGATCTAGATATGCACGGAAAATTAAAATAGTCATTAATGTAGAAAATACTAATATTACTAAATTTATTGCTATACTTGGTATTTTTACTGGTGAAAATTTATCAATACCATAAAGAATATTTAATCCTAATAATAAAAAGAATACGTATTTCATTACATTTGCTAATGCTCCATAATTTTTAAAATAATATGTGTTAATATCAACATCTTTTTGTGTATTCATTTCAATAGGTAATAAAAATTCTAATTTTTTTGCTATATTTTTTTTTTGTTTATTTAACCATTCTTCTCTACTTAAAAGTTTTCTATTTGTACATGCGTAAACACCTTTCATATCAAGTTTATCCATAGTATAATATTTAACACCATTACGAACACTACGTGTACGATGATTAATAATTTGTGAGGTACTTTCGCCATTACTATAACCTTTATTATATTTTACTAAACCAGGTCCATCAAAACGATGCACAGCACTATAAGTTCCCCAACGTTGACGAATAATAGGATATTGATGTTCTAATCCCCACCTATCGTTATAAAGATGCATTTGCCACCCACCTGCTCGTTGAGCACAATGTTCAGTCCATTTACCACATTTGTATCTATTATAAAGTACAATTGATTGAAAATCAGCTAAACTATAATTTCTTGGTAATTTAACAGCAATCCATCGTTTATATGTTCTATTTGTAGTAGAATGGTATATACTATTAAGGTTACCATCTTTTAATTTACTTACAGGATGATGTTTACGATATGCCATATGATGCATACTTTGTGTATTTGTCCAAAAATGACATTGTGGCGCAATATTTTGATTATTTACCCAAATTTGCATTTCTCTAAAATTGGCCCAATCATTTCTATCTTGTTGCTTAAAAAATAAATAACGAAAATTAGGCATAGGTTGACAAGGTGTATTACCTAATATATCTTTAACTTGCTTAAACATATTACCTCTTTCTCTCACATAAATGTTAATTTTACCTATAACATCTTCTGTTTCATCTTTTGATAAACCTTTACGATTTAAATAGTTAAATAATCTTATCTCACCATTTTGAGATTCTGTAATAAGTTTATGAAGTTCATCTAAATTTCTTCTTGTATGACTATTCATTATATATATATATAAACTGAGAAAACAATCACAAATATTTTAAAAATTCTTGTAATTCAATTATTTCTTTTTTTATATTTC